GTCGAATCCATCGCAATACTCACCGCCGCAACTTTCGCGGAACCAGCAAGTATCTTGATAAAAGGACTTGTCGCGGTTAACGCGAAAGCCTATGGAATTGAGTACCTTCATCGTGTCCTCTACGCATTGCGTAGGAACGATTATATCGTCGCCGAAGACAGAATATCTTCCGCGAACGCGGTGCTTCCGAGTTACATGCTCGCATGCTGCTGCAAAGATAATCGTCTCCACTGGGAAGCATAATGCTGAACCCATAGGAGCAAATTTCTTTAGCTTAATCACGCGACCGTCTGGTAGGAGTGTATGGGTTGATCGGAGTGCCACGAAATATCGTGACAACCAAGTTCCCCTGAAAAGACATTTCACCAGATCGTAACTTACTGAGTCGCTGGCAGCCGAGAGGTCTATCGTCGCAAAGTTACGCGATATGGATCCCTCTTGAGCTAACAGCTTGTTCCGTGTTTGATCATGGAAACCTATACGGTTTCTAAGATATTTCTTACGGAACACCAAACGATCTATCACCTTCCAAACACCTTGCTGAAAATATTGCAAGGTAGCTGGCTCCATCGATATTGTTCTAAAAGTTTTGAAACTTTTAGGTACAAATATCGTAGCGGAGATCCTATCTAAAGTAGATGGGATATCCTCAGTGATCCAGGTTGGTTGCCCGAACGCGTATTCGAGTCTGTCATCAGTCGCTAAGTTTTTATACTTAACTTCTAATGAAGCTCGACCGAGTCCAGCAACACCACCGGGACCATGTTGAGGATGTATCTCGCCTGGTAGAAAATTTGTCATCCATCGTCGAATTGTTTTATTCATCGATTGGACCAGATGATCCGGGTAGTCATTGAGAATAGAATCCTCAGTGGCCATGTAATCATCAAGCAACTGCTGTGTTAAGTCAATGTCCTTTAGCGATAAACGACTCGTATAGCTGAAAAGCTGAACGAGACGTTTTGCACTATAGACATTGCCTTGAAGAATTAGCTCAAAATCACTCTTTACAATATTGTAAAGATGTGAACTAATCTTCTTGCAGAGGCCTTTAAATCCTCTTGAAGTCTGCACTCTTACGAGATGCAAACACTCAGCAAATGCGCTATTAAGATCGTATACATCAGCTTGGACTAAATCAGTCCAGAGCCTTTGTGCGTCTCTCTCTAGCGATTCGGAATGCAGGTAATCAAGATCTACCATTAACAGTACCCATTGTTGGTATACGTCAAGGACAGTTTGACTATCATCGAAGCTAAGCTCGACCCCTTTCCTGTGTAAGAGAACCGAGGAAGAATTCCTCAGTATTTCCAAAACATGAAATGTTTGGTTTGGTCTCATGGTATGATACCTCCTTAGTTATTTTAGTGAGTGTGGGTGTGCATTAGTACACCGATTTAATCACAAGAGGTCCAATAGAAAAGTGAGCTATAAGTAAGCCCACTACTACGGACATCAGAAAGATTAAAACGGATTGTGTTATGCGGTCCATCTTCATCATTATAACTCAGTTGGCACCAATGAGCCCCTTAAAATGGATTCGAGTCTAGATGTTGTTGAAACACCTGAGTCGAACAATCCACTTAGGAGACGACCTAAACCAGCTTGTACATCTGCAGCAGTAATATGTTCTGATGCAGGCACCTTTATTACAAGGTGATACGAAACTGGTAAGTCGACACGGTAAGCAGGATCAACGCTGTCAGTAACAGATATAACATCTGTAACCTGAACAAGCAAACTAACGCCTCTTTTTGTAGGGGCTAATAGTGAACTTTCTATACCGGTACCGCTGTAAACATTAGCGATATCTGTATAGGCGATTCTGATTCTTTCGGGCCTATCAATAGGAGAAGTGATGTTTGTTAAAACAACTTCCTTCCCTGCTTGATCGGACTTAACTCTAAAGTCAGTACTGAAATTCAGTATTGCTCTAGGAAAAGTTAATGTTGTTACCCCATTTATTGGAGTATCAATATATCCGTTTGATTTTACCTTTGCCATATGGCACTCTCCTTCTCGCGATTTAAAGCCGCGACCTTAATCCTATCCTGCAGAATTTACAGGTAGG